ACGCTCTGTTAATGCTTGGGGCAAAAGGCATTTCCTCGTTTACCGAAGGAACTGACGAATCTTCCGTTTCTGACAGACTGTATCCTAACATTAGAGATCAAGCTTTAATGATGTATCCGTGGAGTTTTGCGATACAGAAGACACAGTTAGCTCAATTAGTAACAACCCCTGTTAGTGAATACGCTTACGAGTATCAGCTTCCAGCCGACAGGCTTGGCTCTCCACGTGCTGTCTACGATTCCGCAGCACAGAATGTACGCCCTAGAACTGATTACAGGATTATGGGTGGCAAGTTACTGACCAATAGCGAAATCGTATACATAGATTACCAATACTCTGTTCCAGAAACAGAGATGCCCATCTGGTTTGTCCAATTGTTAAAGTATTTAATGTCGTGGCACCTAGCTATCCCAATCACTGACCAAGTAGATAAGGCTGGTTACTGGCAAACAATAGCTGTTGGCACGCCAGGTGACAACGGACGTGGTGGCTTTATGCGTAGTTGTATGAATATGGATGGGATGAACCAGCCAAACAATAGCATTAACGACTTCTCACTGATCGCTGTTAGATACTAATGGCAAGATTTGTCACAGTCCAAACCAACTTCACTACTGGTGAGTTAGACCCGTTACTTCGGGCACGTCTTGATTTAGATAAGACGTATCAAAACGCTTTAGAGAAGGCTACCAATGTCCTGTGTCAACCACAGGGTGGCGTTACTAGGCGTGGTGGACTCCGGTATAAGTTCACTCTACCCAATACTGGAGCAGAGTCTGCTGCCAATGGAGTCCGGCTAGTCCCCTTTGAGTTCAGTGTGACCGACAGCTATATGCTGTGCTTTACGCATAATCGGATGCACGTGTTTAGGCAAGGGGTGCTAATCACAAACATCAATGGTAGCGGTAATCCCTACCTAGATACCACAGCTATGGCACTAACGGCATCTGTTCTTGGTGAGTTGGTATGGACACAATCTGCCGATACACTTATCGTTGTCAATGAGAACCTTCCCCCTGTAAAGATTGTACGTGGCGGTACGGATGCTACGTGGACAGCTAGTGTGCTGGCATTTGATAGCGTTCCTAAATACGCATTCACTCCCGTATTCACCAACCCTGCTGGTACGCTAACACCCAGCTCAGTGTCTGGCAAGTGTGTGTTAACAGCATCTGCCGCAGCAACCTTTAGTGGCGCATCTGTTGGCCAATATATCAATATGACGCCGCAAGGTAGGGCTAAGATCATTGAGTTTGTTAGTGGCACCGTAGTCAATTCTGTTCTTGAGTTTCCAGTCTTTAGCACTTCTGCCATTGCATCCGGTAAATGGGAGTTGGAATCTGGATACGAGCCTGTATGGTCTGCATCGCGTGGCTGGCCTAGAGCTGTTACCTTCCATCAAGGTAGATTGTATTTTGGTGGCAGCAAGACTCGGCCATCTACTTTGTGGGGATCTAAGGTAGGGTTATTCTTTGACTTTGATCCGACAGAAGGATTCGCTGACGATGCTGTAGAGGCAACGTTAGATACCAATACTTACAACGCTATTGTTGACATCATCTCTGCTAGAGACTTGTTAGTGCTTACTACTGGTGGAGAGTTCTACGTTCCCCAGCAGGGCTTAGAGCCGATCACACCAAGCTCATTCTTTGTAACTGCTACCAGCAGGAATGGTGCCAAGCCTGGTGTCAGGGTGCAGCAGCTAGAGTCTGGAGTTATGTTTATCCAGAGGCAGGGTAAGAGCTTGAGCGAGATTGCGTTTAGCGATACGCAATTAACGTACATGACGAACAAGATATCTTTACTGTCTGGACACTTAATTAAAGGTCCGACACGGATGGCTTTGAGGCGTGCCGTTGATACCGATGAAAATGACTTGTTGCTGATAACTAATGGGGATGACGGAACGATAGCCGTATACTCTCTATTAAGTGCTCAGTCTGTTATAGCTCCATCTGAATTCAAGACTATAAACGGATCGTTCGTTGATGTCGGGGTCGATATAACATATATATACGTTGTAGTTAAACGCCTAGTTAATAGCGTATATCAATATTATGTTGAGCTGTTTGAGCACGATCTCCATGTGGATAGCGCCGTGAGTGGTGGTGCCGCTGCTACAGCTAGTGTTGCACATCTGGTTGGTGCTACTGTCAATGTTGTACTGGACGGATTGGTGCAGGCTAACCAAGTTGTGCCTGGTGGTGGGACTGTTACCTTCCCTAGAGCATCTACTGCTAGTTACGTTGTAGGGTTGCCAATTGCAACTGAGATAAGGACTATGCCTGTAGAGTTGAGACTATCTACCGGCGTTAGGATTGGATTTAAAAAGCGGATTGTTGAAGTTAACGCTATGCTGTTAGGATCGCAGAACATGGTTATCAATGACATCGAGGTGCCATTTAGATCCTTTGATACGGCAGATATGTTGGATAACCCTGTGCCAGAGTTTACGGGGACAAAGACTTTGAATGGCATTCTTGGGTATACTCAGGATGCAAGGATTGTCATTACTCAATCGGCTCCATTGAAGCTGACTGTACTTGGCATGGAATATAAAGTGGCTGTTTACCAAGGGAGTTAAGATGAGAGGCAGATCATATAATGAGTGGGATATGTATAACATCGAGGCTTTTAAGCCTGTAGGCAAGAGGATGTCATTACATATTACGGAAGCTATTGTTATTGGTATTGGAGTTGCTTTGGCAGCAGCATCTACCGGAGTGGCAGTAGCGTCATCAATGTCAGCAGCTAAGCAGCAGAAGCGTCAAGCTAGAGTGCAGGCATTGCAAGTTGATGTGCAAGGAGAGCGCCAAGCTTTGCAATACGAGCAAGAGGCTAACGCGAAGCTTCGGCAATTGCAGCAGATTAATGGGGCAGCGGCAGCTAGAGGATTTGCTGGTGGAATTTCTGGATTCCAAGGATCTGCTGGATTAACTCAAAGCATTAGTGAGAAGATGGCTGGGCAAGATATTGCTTCGTTACAAGCGGCTGCCACAACATCACGCACATTCGGAGAGATACAAGGCGCTATGCTAATAGATGCTGGCAACCTAGCTGCAATGGGGCATTACGCTGACGCTGCAAGCAGTATGATGGCGTTTGGTTCTAATCTAGCTACTAGCGGTCCAGTCCTTAAGTCTTCTCCTAAAGTGCAGACTACTGGTGGATCAGGGGCTAACTTCAATGAACTTGGTTGGACTTCTAAATAAGGTAATGTAATGCCACGTTATCAACAAACAGAAGACTTAGCTAGGTACGGTCAAACCGGTGTACCAGGGCAATCTAAAGACATCCCAAACCTTACTGTTACCGGCATAGTTCAGCCAAACAATATAGCAGCTGCTTTAAATAGAGTGTCTGACTTTGCTCTCAAAAGTATTGAACCCGCTGTACAGAGGCAGGCAGCTCAATATGCTTTTGATAATCCTATTACGATAGAGCAGCTTAAGAAAGGTGCTGAAGACGGGTTTCTTCCTCAAGACTTCACGGCCGGTTCCGACGCTACAAACACAATAAGAAAAATACAGGCTGCTCAAGCCCACACTGCGCTTAATGCTGATCTGGTGAATCAGCAAGCAGACGTTATGCGTAAGAGTGATGCTGGTCAGATACCAGATATAGACACTCTTAAGAGAGAGATTTATGCGCCCATAGCTGGGCACGTTAAAGCGCTTGCATTATTAGATAAAGAAGCAGCTGTCAGACTTGAGGCGTCAGCATCTGCGTCTGCTAATGCGGCTTACAAACATGGCCTTGGTAACCTTTCTAAAGATGCCGCTAATCTAGCAGACATCACAAGCAATAGGTTGGCTGATAACCAAGTAACTATCTACAAATCCTACTTCAATGGTCTTTTCAAAGATAATAGTAAAGAGGATGTTGTGAAGGAACATGGGGAGTATGAGGACTCACACTTCACTGCCCTGCTTAGGACTGGTTCCGCAGCTGGTAACTCTGATGCCGCTCAACGATTGGTTGCAGATAATAGAAAGGCGTATCAGCAAGTTCGATTGGACGAGTTTGCAGAGCAGGCGTCTGCTGGACGCTCCACTTCTCAAGCCCTTGAGATGATTAAACAAAATAACTTTGGGCATATGACGCCATTATGGAACACTCTTAATACCGAAGAAAAAGCTAAGGTTGCAAAGACCATTCTCACGAGTCAATTCGAACAAATTACAGGCGCTAAGCAAGATAGGGAAGCTGTTGGCCTGGAGAATCAGGGTAGGATTGCGACGATACTAATTAACGGACGTAGATCTGCGGAAGATAAAACCTTTCTGTTTGATATGGTTAAAATTGGACAGCTCTCACCGGCTCAGTATAAGGCTCATGTCGACACATCCTCTGAAAAGCCTACATATGCCCAAGAGGGGTTGTATGGCAGACTTGCTTCTGACGTTGCTAATGGTAGGCGCATTAATGAAAAAGACATGGATAAGCTTACCCGTGGGCAGATCAACGATTTGAATACTATTGAATATAAAGAAGATTCTCAGTCAGCTCATAAATATATGGACTTATCTGCTGGGGATACTGGCAACCCAATATTTAATATATCTCAAAGCGACTCTCTCGCTGCAAGAAAGATTGTCATACAACGAAACTTCAAAGCCCTTGTAAACGAGAGTAATTCTGACGGCACTCGAAAATACTCGGCTATGCAAGCGGCTGAACTAGCCGTGACTAAATGGAAAGGCTCAGTTGAATATGTTGCAGCTCAGAAGACTGTGGAACGTATAATTAAATCCTTTAAAGAGGCTGCCCCAGACTTCAACCCAGACACGCACAATGTGGATGAATGGATGAAACTGAAGGGGAAGAAGATAGACGACAAGGACGATTTCTACCGGAGATTAAAGCGGCAGTATGAGAGTTATCAAGACGCAAAAAAGAAAATTGTATCGGAATAGTATATGAAAACATTTGAAGATCTATACATGGATGAATACAGTCTGCACCAGCACGCAGACATCCCTATGGCTCAAGCTCCATCAGTTGGTGTGGTGGCTAAGAAGCCTACTGACGAGATGAGGGCTATTGAGCCATCTAAGTTAGAGAATGCTTTATCTGCTGCTGGGATTGGACTTGAGCAGGCCGGCAAATTCCTAGAGAGCTTGGGGTCCATCGATGTTGGTGGCGTCGAACTATCTCTCAGAGACTTGATGCCACTTGTAGGGAATTCTGAGGATGGGCAGGTACAAGGTACACCACGACTCTTGCAGAAAATGGGCAGGGGTGAGTCAGTAACCTCTGGTAAGGGCCTAACTGCTGGCATCAAAGAGAGTTCTACAAAAGATGTGTTAATGACTGGATTTGATGTTGCCACTATGGGCGCCCCAAAGTTAGTAGCTGGTACTGCTAAAGCTGTCATGAGGGGTATCCCTAAGTTTGCAGCTGGTACTGCTAGAGCTGTTAAGAGGATGAGAAATACGAAGCTATCAAGATCAATCTTAAAAAGTGGCGAGACTCCCGCTGCATTAGAGGGTAAATAATGGCCACAAAGTATGATTTGAATCAGTCAATTATTGATGGCGTAAGCAGCAACCCCATTGAGCCTATTAGTGAGCAGCCACCAGTCTCTTTGCCTGACCCTACTAACTCAGAGGATCAGCCTCAATTTGAGAAGATGGCCGGTCTTGGTTCGGTAATAATTAAATCTATCACTCGCAAAGCTCCTGAAATAAAGTCTAGGCAAAAGACTGGGCTTGAGGCTACTCCAGAGGAAGTTAAGTCCCAGCTTGGGACTGCTATTAAAGTTAAGGGTCTAGTCCCAGAGCCTGGAGGCCCGAGCATTAAGAGTCAGGTCAAAGCTGTACAGCCGCCTATCGTTGGTCCAACATTAACTCCTGAAGGTGTCGTAGCCCAATCTGCTGTAGAGAAGGCTAGGATCGAGGCGCTTCCTACTGGCGCCGCTAAGCCTCCGTCAGAAGTGTTTAACTATGACATAGTTAAGGAGGATGGAGATCTATCCGGCGTTATCAGTGCTGTCTCAAAGTATGCAGGGATAACAACGGAGAGGAAGACATGGGCTGAATCAGAGTCCGAGCTAGTTAAGAAAATGCAGGATTCAGGCTACAGCTCCAAGGTTATCAGTGATCTATTGGAACGTAAGGCATCAGTAGATCCATCTACAGTACGTGCTGTCTTGGTAGCGCAAGCAAGTAGTGCAGATCACTTATTGAATCTAGCCACCAAAATATCCAACGGTACGGCTACTCAAGCTGAGATGCTGAATGCCACGCAGACCATTGCCTTCCATAGCACGTTGCAGCGCAGCATTAAGAACTACAAAACCAATGTAGCTCAATCGATGTCTATTATGAGAGTTAAGTCTAGCCCAGACGTATCGTTTGAGGATGCAATTGGCGGATTCACTAGCCAGTCAGAGCTAAAGGATTGGGCTGTGAAATTCCTTGATCCAAACTTGAGTGCTAAGAGCAGGTCCGAACTGATAGATGTTGCAGCTACTGGCAGCATTAAAGCTAGGCTCACGTCCGTTTACATTAATGGCCTGTTAGCTAGGCCAGGCACTCATGTACGCAACTTTATGAGTAACGCTATATTTGCCCCGATGCGCTTAGTAGAAAAGACTGCTGCGGCTGGTATTGGATCAGCTAGGAAGGCAGTGGGTTTGGGTACGCAAGATCAGTATAGATCATCTGAAGTATTGGCGCAGTTGTTTTCATTCAAGCAAGCAATGGCAGATGGGCTATCAATGGCGTCACACGCATTCCAATCTGGATATCCAAAGACAGTATTAGACCCTACAAAGATAGCGTCAGCTAAAGCCAGGACTGAGATATTTGATTACAACGCAGATAGCCCTATGGCATTTGCAGTCAAGGGCTTTAACTTCTTTGCAACACTGCCTGGTCGCTCGCTATTGACGGCAGATGAGTTCTTTAAGGGATTTACTTATCGTGGTGAGCTGGCAGCTTACGCGACAAGGAACTCCGAAGAAGCTTACAGGGCAGCAATAGCCAAAGGCAGCTCAGCCAAAGATGCGGAATCCATATTCAATAAAACTATGGACGATATCTACGATTCTCCTCCAGATGAAATTATGGATTTGGCTAGGGAGGCCACGTTTACAAAGCCATTAGAGGGAAAGTTTGAGTCCCTGCAATCACTAACCAACGAGGATTCGTGGACTGGATTTATTGCTAAAATCAATATGCCATTCCTTACAGCTCCAATCAACATATCCTTACAGGTATTGGAGAGGAGTCCTTTGGCTGCGTTAGGATTATTGAGTAAGCGCGTTAGGTCTGATCTCGCTGGTGACTCTAAGACAGTTGATATGGCGATGGCTAAGATTGGCATGGGAACTGGTGTAGCGTCTGTTATGGCGAATCATGCTGCGAACAATAACCTTACTGGTGGTGGTCCAGCAGACAAGGGTGCTCGCGAGGCTCTTATAAACCAAGGTTGGCAGCCTTACAGCATGGTATTCAATGGCTCTTTATCTGACGAGCAGAGGGCGTTATTCTCAAAGCTCAATACAGATGTAAGATTTGGCACCGGAGATTATGAGGGCAAGACATTTGTCTCTTATATGGGCATGGAGCCACTTGGAGCCTTCCTCGCTTCTGCGTCTAATTATGTAGATTACGTTAGATATGAGAGCGACAACAGTAGGGTTAACGAATACGCGGTAGCTCTGTCGTATGGATTCTATTCGTATATGATGGATCAGCCATTCTTCCAAGGATTAACTAACGTTTCTGAGGCACTCGGTGGCACTTATGGGGCTGAACAGAAGAAGACGGAGAAGTTAATAGATACGCTCAGCAGTTCTGTCACCGTATTTGCTGGCAAGGCTGTAGTCCCTCTGAGTGGGATGCTGTCTTCGGTACGGGAAAAGACTGACCCATACAGAAGGGATTATAAGGTTGATCCAAACACCCCTATTCTAATCAAGGGGATGATGGAGGGCATGAATAAGCTAATGAATGCCACGCCAGGACTGAGTGACAACCTGCCTAATAAGCTTAATATATTTGCTGAGCCACTGCAATATGAGACAGACGCTAGATTCCATATGTCACCATTACGGGTTACTAAGGGAAAGACGGATGAGGCTAATCAGATATTAATCCAGACCCACGCCAATGTGTCGATGCCACAGCGCAATGTCTCCATCCCTATCAGCAAGGGATTGACCGCAAAGGTAGATCTTAATACTCAGCAATATAACAAGCTGCTTGAGATTGCCAATGATCCAGCTGGGTTAAACCTCAAACAAAGAGTCTTAGACCTTGGTGGGCACGAGTCCTTTGTGTCCCTTCCACTGTATCAACAGCAGATCCTATTAAGGAATGAGTTTGAGGATGTATTTGGCAAAGCACGTGAAATACTGTATAAGAATTCTGAGTATAGTGAAGAACTTAGGGATCTAGCGGAGCGCAAAGCTAGCATGATTGAAGATCTTGGGATGGGAGCAAAATAATGGCGAATTATCCAATTAGTAACGTATCTAGGCGCATTGTTTACACCGGATCTGCTGGTGCTGGACCGTACGCCTTCCCATTTGAAGTCTTGTCTAGCGCTGATATTGCCGTATATAAGAATACAACGCTACTCACAATAACCACCAATTACACGGTAACGATCAGCCCTACCCTTGGGACCGGATCTATCACCTTAGTTGTTGCTGCTACAGGTTCAGACAGAATTACGATCACCGGCTCTAGGGCTATAGAGCGTACCACTGACTTCACTACAGGTGGAGACTTCTTTGCCGGCACTGTTAATAGTGAGATGGACTCTCAAACAATCTTGGTGCAACAGGTTGCCGAGACTGCTGAGAGATCTCTTAAGGCTCCTGTAACAGACCCAACTTCAGTCAACATGACACTACCTGTCAATACCGTCAGGGCAAACAAATTCCTGTCGTTCGATGGTACTGGCAACCCAAGCACGAGTAATGCTGTTGGTACGTACCGTGGCAATTGGTCAGCTGGAGTAGCATACCTTGTATACGACATCATCAAGGATACGTCTAATAACAATATCTACATCTGCTTAACAGCTCATACCTCAGTTGGCACTCAGCCTATATCAAGTAATGCTGACGTAGCCAAGTGGGGACTTCTGGTAGATGCAGCGGCAGCGGCAGCATCTGAGGCAGCAGCAGCGGCTTCGGCATCGGCAGCAGCTGTATCGGCAGGGACCGCTACAACACAAGCAAGTAACGCGTCATCATCTGCAAGCACTGCAACTACCCAAGCTGGTATAGCGACTACCCAGGCTGGGATAGCAACGACCCAAGCTGGTAACGCATCTGCATCAGCAGCATCAGCAGCGGCCAGTCTTGCATCGTTCACTAATACATACCTTGGCGCTTTCGCATCCAATCCTACTCTTGACCCAAGTGGTGGAGCACTGACTGCCGGTGATCTGTACTTCAACACAGTATCCAACAGAGTCCTTGTGTACTCAGGAGCGACCTGGGGATATGTAGCACTAGATGCTACAGTTGTAGTCTCAAAAGATTCAGCTACCGGCTCTGCAATACTACCGGCTGGAACTACTGGTGAGCGTACTGTAACCGGTGTAACCAACGGGATGCTCAGATACAACACGACCATTGCTGGATTCGAGGGATACGTTGCCGGTGCCTGGGGTGGGGTAGGTGGCGCTCAAGCCAACGGAGCAATCTACGAGAATGCTCAGTCGGTAACATCATCGTATACCTTGACCACATCTAAAAATGGATTCTCTGTCGGGCCAATCACGATCGGAGCATCCGTGGTGGTCACTATTCCTAGCGGCAGCAGATGGGTTATCTTGTGAGATCATCTGTATATTGGATACGCCATCCAGATCATACTGATATGTTTACTCAGGGGTATGTTGGTGTATCAAGTAATCTTACAAAAAGATGGGATCGTCACGCTAAACGCACTCAAAACGCCCATTTAGCTAACGCTATTAAAAAGTATGGCTGGGACAACTTGGTTAAAAAAGTGGTTCTTATTGCTGATGAAGCATATTGCCTAGCTATGGAAACTAAGATTCGTGTAGTTGAGAACATTGGCTGGAACATCACAAAAGGCGGCGGCAAGCCACCAGCTAAAGCAAATTCAGGAAGTTTTAAACTTGGTCTTACTCCTTTTAATAAAGGATTGAAGATGGATAGCCCCGCATGGAATAAGGGGTTGAAGATGGAAAATCCTTCTTGGAATAAAGGTATAACCTGTTCTGAGAAAACAAAACAAAAGATTAGTTTGTCAAATTTAGGAAGGGTTGCTTGGAACAAGGGGCTAAAAAGTGTTCAAGTAGCATGGAATAAAGGCACTAAAGGATTGATGCCAAGTACAAGAAAGGGTGTAATTCTTTCACAAGCTATTAGGGATAAAATCTCTGCATCAAAAATGGGTGAAAAGCGAACTTTAGAACAAAGAGAAGCAATGAGCAAAGCACGTTTAGGTAGGAAACACTCTATAATTGTATGTCCACATTGCCAGAAATCTGGCGGATCTACGGCTATGCCAAGATGGCATTTTGATAACTGTAAACTAAAGGATAACTTATTATGACCTCTACGATTTCGGCTCTTACTACCGGTGGAGGCGGCATAGTGATGTCGGGAGACTCCAGCGGAAATCTCTCATTACTCTCAGGTGCAACTACGGTAGTTGCTGTGACCTCTGCGGGTGCTTCGGTAACTGGTACATTGGCGGCTACGGGTGCAGTGTCAGGCACTACAGGAACATTTACTGGTGCAGTGACAACGCCATTAAGCTACGTTCGACTCAACACAGCGAACGGTTACGGCTCTACTAATACTAAGATTAGACGCTTCACAACTACAGTAAATAGCGCAGGGGTTGATATTACCTACGCAGATAGTGCAACGCTAGGTGGGACATTCACGATTAATACAAATGGAGTTTATAGCGTTAGTTATTGCGATCAGTTTACTGCTGCGGCAACGCTGGGGCTTTCCATCGACTCTACACAACTTACCACCAACATCCAATCAGTCACAGCAGTCAATGTACTTTCTATTTGTACAACGACAGGTGGTAACGTAGCGGAGGTTGCATCAGCTACATTTTATGCGGCTGCTGCTTCTGTTGTACGGGCGCACACAGATGGCGTAGCAGCAGGAGTTACATCGGGAGGAACTCAATTCACCATAGCGAGGGTTCAATAATGATAGCCTTCAAAGATAAAGCCGATGGCTACTACCAGTTCGATTGGGATGGCGTAAGCCCACTACCTGAGTGGACTAAAGACATGACTCAGACTGATGTTGTCGAGCCAAAGGTAGTGCCACCAACATACTCTGAACTCCGCGCTGCTGCCTATCCATCATTTGCAGACCAGTTCGACACCATCTTTCACGGTGGTCTTGATGCGTGGAAAGCTGAGATACAGGTCACTAAGAATAAGTATCCAAAGGAGGTATAGGTTGAATAGTTCTGTATATTGGATACACCGCCCTGAGCATACAGATATGTTCAGTCAAGGCTATATAGGTGTGTCTAACAATACAAAGCTCAGGTGGCGTGAGCATGAGACAAGAACTGGCAATGCTCATCTAAGACGCGCCATTGCTAAGTATAGCTGGGACAATCTTGTAAAAGAGGTTATTGTAATTGCAGATGAGTTATATTGTTTAGCAGTTGAGTTTAAGCTAAGGTCTGCTGATAAGATAGGCTGGAATATAGTAGCAGGAGGCGGTATGCCTCCTAGCTCACGGGGTAAAAAGTTTATCTGTTCCGAAGAAACTAAAGTTAAGTTAAGAATTGCCAATGCAGGTAGAAGGCATACTCCAGAAATGGAGGCTTTTGTTACAAAAAATTTACTATTGTCTGGGATACCTACAAGATTTGTTAAGGGGCAAGAAGCTCATAACAAAGGAGTCCCAATATTGCCTCATGTTAAGGAGGCGATAAGAAAAGCAAATGTTGGGCGTAAATTTACGCAAGAGCATAGGGATAAGATAAGCTCTTCTAATATGGGAAGAGTAATGTCTGAACACACTAAAGAAAGTCTGCGAGTAGCAAATATGGGACGTAAGCCACCTATGCTTGGTAAGCATTTTCCAAAGGTTATATGCCCACACTGCAATACAGAGGGCGGACTTACTGGTATGAAGTCTTGGCATTTCGATAATTGTAGAAACAAAGGAGAATAATATGGCGAGTATTTCTGTCGCGGGGGATTCGAGCGGTTCCATTTCCATTGCCGCGCCATCAGCCGCAGGGTCAGGAGTTTTAACGCTTCCTACTGGAACCGACACTTTGGTGGGCAAGGCTACGACTGATACGCTGACGAATAAAAGTATTGCAGCTACTCAGTTAACAGGAACTATTGCAGCGACTAGGCTACCAGCGGGGAGCGTTTTACAGGTGGTTAATGGAACTTACTCGACACAAACAACATCATCATCATCTACTTTTGCTGATACGGGATTAACGGCAACAATAACTCCAACATCCGCGTCTAGCAAAATTTTAGCGATTGTCAATCAAGCTGGGTGCGGAAAACAGAACAGCGATACTTATTTACAACTGAGGTTGCTAAGAGGCGCAACAGTTATTTCTAATTTTGAACTGCGCGCTGGGTATAACGCTGCCGCCACCAATAATTGGTTTGGTAGTTGCGGAGTGTGTTATTTAGATTCTCCAGCAACTACTTCTGCAACAACATATAAAACTCAACTAGCAAGCGGAGCAAACACTTCTCAGGTTTACACGCAAACTATAATTGGTATTGAATGTATGTCGACCATCACTCTAATGGAGATAGCAGGATGAACAACTTCATTGAAGCTCTCTACAAACTCTATCCTCAGACTGTTCGCACTGTTGGCGATGATGCCTTTGATGTTGATGGCAATCCAGTTATCTATGACAAAGCAGCAGTACAACTCGAATCTGAGAAGATGACTAATGCACAGACCGCAGTTGGCATCCTAAACAGCACAGATTGGGCTAGCATTTCAGATGTAGGTTCACCTAGCAATAACCCCTACCTAAGCAACCAAAGTGAATTCATCGCCTACCGTAACGTCATCAGGGCTATTGCTGTATATCCACCTGCTGGTGAGATAGTCTGGGCTACACCGCCAACAGAAATTTGGCTACAAGGAGAATAATATGGCAATTACGCTCGATGGAAATTTGGGAATTACTACACCTGCTGAGACAGTACAGGGCGCTCTAACAACCACTGGTAACACAATCTTAGGTGATGCCTCTACAGATACACTCAATGTAGGTAACGGTGGGCTGGTTAAAGATGCTAGTGGTAATGTGGGGATTGGTGTTGCTACTCCAAATGGAACGCTTGATGTAGTTGGTTCTAATGCAACTGCATACACATCAACAGGAGCTTCAAGAACACCTGCTGGATATATTGCAAGAATTAATAATTCCAATGGTTCGGCAGGTATGTGTTCTTTAGATTTTGTAGTAGCTGGTTCAACACCTTCAACCGGGCAACACGCATACATTGCTGCAATTGTTGGAGCTGCTTACACACCTGATATTGTATTTGGGCAAGCAACAGGTGCAGCCACTTATGCAGAACGTATGCGTATCGACTCCAGCGGTAACTTGCTATTCAACTCTGGTTACGGTTCTGTTGCCACTGCATACGGATGTCGTGCTTGGGTAAACTTCAATGGTACTGGCACTGTGGCTATTCGTGCAAGCGGGAATGTGTCGAGTATTACGGATAACGGTACTGGTAGTTACACGGTTAACTTTACCACTGCGATGACGGATGCAAATTATTCGTTTGCAGTAGCAACCATGTCGAATAGGACATTTGCATACAATAGTGGCACATATACCGCAGCGGCATTGCAACTAGATAACCGTGACCTTTCTGGGATTGCTACTGATGCCGCCAATCTAAACGCATCCATCTTCCGCTAATAAGGGGCAACAATGAAAATAATCTACACCCAAGACAACGGCACAGTTGCAATCATCCACCCAACAGGTGAATTGTCTATCGAGGAGGTGGCTGCTAAAGACGTTCCCGCTGGCGTACCCTACCGCATTGTCAATGACGATGAAGTACCAAGTGACAGAACATTCCGTAATGCTTGGAAAGAAGACCTCACAGTTGATATGCCGAAAGCACAAGGAATCACAAAAGACCGCCTACGCCAAGAACGCGCTCCACTGCTAACAGCCTTAGACGTACAGTACCAACGCGCTCAAGAAGATGGCAGAGATACCACCATTATCATCAGTGAGAAACAAAGGCTGCGTGATGTTACTAAGTTAGCAGATAAGGCTATGACGTTGGATGAACTGAAGGCACTCTCAGCATGAGTATTAAAGACAAAGCTAAGAAGGTAGTGGGCAAAGTTGATGAAGCTATCGTTAAGACCGACTCCACGGCAGACCATGCACTTGACCTTATCAAGAACTCAAAGAGAACTGTTCTCATCATTATCTTAATCGTTGGACTCATTATTTGGATGGTATAAATGGACGGTCAGATGATAATCAATCTGTTGGCGGGGTCTGCACTGGCTGTAATAGGCTGGTTCGCTCGTCAACTTTGGGA